AAACTTTTCAACTACGGCCCAGCGGAACGACAGCCACAGCCACCGATCACAGGGATGGCCCAACATCGAGGCCCCTAGGTGGGGTCGTGGCTCACCTTGTTGCTCTTCGTGATGCTGATCAATTAACTGCTGAATTTGATCAAGTTCTGGAATCTGCATATAATGGCCTCGGTCTCCTTGCAGTTGATTAGCCCCTCGTGTGAGGGGCTTTTTTTTGCTTACTTCTTAGCCCAAGGGGGCGTAGCCTTGGCAGCGGCAGGGGCAGCCGCAGACATTGGCGCAGGCATAGACCCACCCTCCAAAGCTTTAAAGCCCTTAACTTCGTTGCCGTCCCCATATTGCTCGCTTAACTTCACTTCAAGCTTGATTGACAAGCTCTTACCGATAAGTTGATCTGTGTTGTCAATCCGCGCCAAGCCGATGGCGCGCATGATTTCGCCTAGTTGTTGGCGGCCAATTTCCTCAGCTTTGGGGGTAGGGTTCTTGATGTTGAGATTGCCGTAAACCCCGCGCCCCTGGTGAGTCGGGCCAGTGATGCTGTACTTGATAGCGATGTACTCGCCAGTTCCTGCTTTAGTCTGCTTGATCTCAGCTTCCGCGATATTTGCTGTGTACCAACCGGCAGGCAGTGGTGAAAAGTTCTTGGAAGACTCTGGAAGGTCAGAGACGCTGAATGATTGTGAGAGTGATGCCATGATTTATTTCCTTTGTGTTGATTAACGTAGTTTGTTGCCGACCGTTCCGTAGCCGTTGCCGTAGCCGTTGCCGTAGCCGTTGCCGTAGCCGTCTCCGTAGCCGTTGCCGTCTCCGTAGCCGTTGCCGTCCCCGTAGCCGTAGCCGTTGCCGTAGCCGTCTCCGTAGCCGTAGCCGTTGCCGTAGCCGTAGCCGTCTCCGTAGCCGTCTCCGTAGCCGTCTCCGCCTCCGTAGCCGTTGCCGTTGCCGTTGCCGTTGCCGTAGCCCACAGGCCTAAACATCACAGCCCCCAATCATTTGCCACAGGCACGCAGAACACCTCAGCGCCTGCGGGAATGTCTACACCATTAGGCATAAGTCTGATTTCTGCCAGCTTGTTTTTAGGGTTAGCGATCACGCCATCAAAGCCGATTTGCTCCCATGAGAAGACCCATACCGCATTGGACAACTTAATGCGACCATCTTCCCTAGTTACGTCGCCTGCGAAAATCCATCCACGATCCACTACGATGATTGCTCTGTTCATTTAGTTCTTCCTTGTAATTGAGAATGATGGCCGTGAGGCCGTTGTTGTGATTGCATCTAGCAGCGGGGCCGTTATTGCCTCATGTGCAGCTTTCCAGGCCGACATGTTTAGCTCTGGTTTCCATCTGAAGAGACTTGAGAGGTGTTCGGTGAGACCGGCTTCCTCTGCTAGAGACTGTAGTTTAACACTGTCAATTTTGTGGTCAATACGTCCAGCCACTTTTATTTCATAGAGTTGTGTTATTTCTTTAACAGTTCCCTCCATGTTCTTAGCCAGCTTCATAGCCTCGGCCAGTTTGTCTTCCGCTTCTCGACGCCTGGCAGTAGCTCGGCGCTCATCATATTTAGCGTCTTCCCACTCCGCTGCGAGGGATTCGATTGTGATTTTGTTCATCAGTCAATCGCCCACCACATGTAGAAAATCACCGCTAAGTAGACTGCAAAGATGGTTCCCATTACCCAAAGTATGTCGTTCATTCTCCGCTCCCTAGGTCTTTAGTCCTGTCTGTGATGCGTCTGACCCTTACAACGAGCTCGACAAAATATCTGATCTGCTCAAGAGAGGTAGGGGTAAAAATGCTTTTCTTTTGCGTCGGCCCCACTAATTCCGTACAGATTCCATTCCATCCCGCGTTTCGGGTCAGATTGATCAGCTCCTCGTCAGTCATTCCTCACTCCCTATGCCGTGGGCGCGCTCGATGGCGCGGGCGAATTCTGGTACAGATTGCGGAGCAATGCTGGCGCTGCCCCATGTATCCGCCGTCAGTTTGGTAATCTCATCATCCGTCAGCGGCTTGCGCTGGGGTGGGGATGTGTAGAACGCGGTGCCAACAGGCAGCAACACAGTCTCATCCACTGTTTTTATGACTGGGTGCCCCTGCACATACCCTGATATGCATGCAGCCGGCTGCACCATTCCGAGGGCTTGCTCGGATTGGTCTGCTAGTGCGTAGCGCAGCGAGTCATGCGCAGCGTCCAGGCCGGTGGTGTCTTTAGCCCAGTGCCGGTGCAGCGCATCGAGCGCCTGCTGGGCGGCTTCTTTTAGTGTTGTCATTGCTTGTTTCCTCTTAATCTGAGTTCTTCTTTTGCTTGTCTGATAAGTTCGTGCATGTCAGGAGTTTCGGCGTCTTTGAGCTTTATGCCAGCCACGGTTTCGAGCAGGTCGTCTGACGCATGGCGCCAGACAAACCAGCGACCATTCACCACGCCCCAGATCGCCCGTGTGGCCTCGATGATGGAACGAAACATCATTCCCTACCTCCGATGCCGTGTGCTCGCTCGACATACCGGGCAAATGCTATTGCGGTATAAGTTGGCATGCTCTCGCATGACATAGATAAAACTTTGTCAATTTCCTCATCACTCAGCGGCTGGCGTGGCTGAGGCTGCGCCTCAATGTAGTCCCGAAGTTCCGCAATTTCGTCATGTAGCCGACTTAGGGTCATCAGATGATCATATTGACAGCGTTCGCTGTGTGTCTTGATGTCTTCGTAATTCATTTTTCACTCCTTATGCTGTGGGCGCGCTCGATTTCTCGGGCAAAACGCAAAGTGTCGTCATGCGGGGAAATGCCATCTTGAGACTTAATTGCAATTTTTCCAATCTCCTCATCCGTCAGCGGCGTACTTGGCTTGCACATCTTGCCGTCAATCTCCACAAGCCCTTCGCGTTCCTCGGGGAGCAGCGGGTAGCCGCAGGTGCTGCACTCAATTAGTGTGGTCATACCTCCCCCCCAATCTTGGCAATCACAGCCCCCAGATCCGGCCCCTCCCACGCGCCCAGCTTGCCGGAGCGATCCTTGGCCAGCCACAGCCCGTCAGAGTCGCACATCAGGGCACGCTGGGTGTTGCCTTCGCCATCTTTCTCAACTCGCAGGGCCAAAACTTCGTCAAAGAAGTAGGGCAGAGCCTGGCCAGTTTTGTTACCTGGCATCGATGGGGAGTACAAGACCCGGCCCATTTCGTCCTGAGTCTTCTCCAGCTTTGCAGTCATCAGAACGTGGCGGCCTGGCAGATCGCGGAATGCTCGAATGACATCGGCCATCTGTTCCTGCATTGCACCGTATGCTGCGCGTGGGTCTTTGTTAATCTTCTTCTCGTGATTCAGCACCACTTCGGCGATCTCACTGATTGAATCAATCGCCACCGATTGAAAGCCTTTGGCCTCGTCAGACTGAGTAAGCCACTCGTAAGCCTCCCGCAAGGCTTCCATCGAGCTGATCTCGATAAAAGGCACATCGGCACCGGCAATAGACAACAGGCCGCCTTCAGCAGATAGGACTACAGGAGTCGGCAGTGTAGGAATAAGGGAGGTTTTGCCTGCGCCAGCTTGGCCGTAAACCAGAAGCTTGACACCAGCGGCGGCCAGTTGGCCAGTTGATTTGAGATTGATTGCCATGGTTTTCCTTAGTAGCCAATGAGTAAATAGGATTTGATTAGGTCGCTTGATATACCAAGACCGCTTTCACAAGGATTAATAAGACGGCAAGCCGCCATCGGCTTGCCTTCAACAATTTCTGCTGTGTCTGCTTTGATGTACTCTCCACAGGCGTAGTCGCTTGAATCAAAAACAACAACCTCCATTTCGTCTGGGAAATTGTTAAGCAATTCTTTGAGTTCTTTGACGTTCATTTTAAAAAGGGGCCAAAGGGGCTGGTTGTTGTGGGGCTTGACGAAATGGGGTGGGCTTAGGTTTATGAAGCGGCACCCCTTTGTATGTGGGGAATGGCCAATCTTTCATTCAGGCCCCCATTCTTGAACAAGTAGCTTTACCTTTTGGTCAAGGCTGGCCTGGTAGAAAGCATCCTTGTCCATCAAATGTTCTACCGTCCAAGAACATTCCCCATCAGGGGCCAAGTTGTGGCACCACAGGCCCCAGTCCTCGGCAATGTCTGCATATGTGCAGTGACCGTAATAAAAATCGTAGTCATATATGTAGCTCATCAGAACGCCACTCCGTTATTGACGCAATCGGCGTACAGCTCGGCCGCTTCCTTAGCTTCGTGCCAAAAGTCGCAAGTTACGATCATGTTGTCGCGGCTGGGGTAGTCCGTCTCAAACACGCACCAGTAATTTCCCACCTGAGCAGCGTACACTTTAACGAAGCCATCTTTGTGAATGAGTTTCATTTGTCTATCTCCTTGCTCTGCACCGTCAGGGAATCTGTTCGTGCAGTGTTGACACTATAACTTGTTGGGGTGTACGATGTCAACACCTTAGCGCAACTTTTTTAACAACATGCTCACACTAGAACTGATCAGAGACCAACTGCAAGACCGACGCCTAACTGTCATTGCAGAGCGTACGAAGTTGCATCCCAACACGCTGAGAGACATCAGGAACAATGCTGAGTGCAACCCGAGTCATAGAGTGCTGGCGGCGCTGAGTGACTATCTGACAAGCAGCGCTCAGGCGGTGCTAAATGGCTGATCTATCAAAGATTTTGGGTGGTCCATGGTCGCCCCCAGCCGAGCCGGTCCCCCTGGCACCAGAACAACAATTCACCGAGGCCATTCGCAAAAGCGGTTTAGAAGTGCCTGAGCAAATCATCTTAGATGGAAAGATTCATCGATTCAGATCCGGCGCCAGTGCAAAGAGTTTAAGCCGCAGCGGTTGGTACGTAGGCCACATCGACGGCATTCCATGCATCACTTTTGGCTGCTGGAAGCAGGACATCACCCAGACCGTCAAAGCTGACGTCGGCAAAAAGTGGACTCATTTAGAAGAAATGGCCCACGTTGCTCGTGTAGCTGCTGCGAAGAAGCAGAGGGACGCCGAGATCGAGCGGGATCGTTCAGTAGCCGCTAGCACTGTAGAGACGATTTGGGCGGGTGGTGTAACAGCAAGCCCAGAGCATCCATATTTAAAGCGCAAAGGTGTGGAGCCTCATGGCGCTCGAGTAACGGGTGATGGCCGTCTCATGTTGCCCCTGTTCAGC